ATTCGCATTGCCAAGTCTTATCGAATGTCGATCCAACGATACGATGCCGAGCTCGGGCTGACTGCATCGAGCCGCGCGCGCGTCGATGAGGACGGCCTTCAGCGGCGCTTGCCGATCGATCCGGCCGGTCCGGTGGATCCGATCGAGCGAAAACTATGTGAACTACCGAACTGACACTTGTGCCTATTGCCGCTCCGATACGTGGTGTGAGACGCGCTCGAACGGCAAGCCGCAGTGCCGGGCCTGCCAGGTGGAGGCATTCTACGAGCGCGTGCTCTATCCACCGCTCGGCCTGCGGCTCATGTCCTGGCATCGCCAGGTGCTGCGCGATTTGTTCGGCACGGTCAACCTGGAGGATGGAAAGCGTCGCTATCGGCGCGCCTACATCTCCACCGCGAAGCAGAACGGCAAGAGCTTTCTCACGGGCGGGCTGCCCATCTATCACATCCTCATGGAGGATGAGGTCAGCCCTGAAGCATACGGATCCGCCGCAGCAAAGGAACAGGCGGGCATCGTCTTCAAGGCCGCGGCGATGCTGGTCAATGCGAATCCGGATCTGCGCGCCAGGCTAAAAGTTCTTCCGAGCACCAAGCGCATTGTTCGCCGCGACGGCGGAGGCACCTACCAGGTGCTTTCGGCCGACGGCGATGTGCAGGACGGCATTCGTCCCAGCCTCAACATCCGCGATGAAATGCATCGCTGGAAGACGGCCAGGGCGGAAACCTTATACGACGTCACCACCAAAGGGCAGATCAGCCGCGAGGAGCCATTGGACATTGCCATCACCACTGCCGGCGCGGAATATGAGTCCCCGCTCTGGTTCGGCGAGTATGAGTTTGCCAAGAAGGTCCGGGACGGCGCGCTGGAATCCCCGGAGTTCTATCCGGCCATCTGGGAAGCGGACAACGCCAAGATCAAGAGCGACCCGGAGTATTGGAAGTCGCGCGAGGCTCGGGTGATGGCGAATCCCAGCCATGAAGATCTGGGCGGATTCCTCAAGGATGCTGCCATTCGCGTCGAGCTGGACAAGGCGATCGTGCAGCCGGCGAAACGGTCAAAGTATTTGCGCTACCACCTCAACGTGCCGGTGACCTCGCAGGAAGATCCGGTGATCGACAGCGCGAAGTGGCAGGCATGCGGCGGGAGCGTCGATCTGCGCGAGTGGCCGGAGTTGGACATCGAGCTGCTCATTCGCGAATGGGGCCTGATCGACCGGCCGTGCCTGGTCGGCGTGGACGCATCCTGGACTACGGATATGACGTCTGTCGTCTTCGGCTTTCCGCCCTGGGATGAATGCGACATCTGGACGCTGCTGCCTTTCTTCTGGGTCCCGCGCGAGCAGGTTCCGCACCTCGAGCGCATCTGCCGGGTGCCGCTGCGTAGCTGGATCGACCGTGGATTTGTGCAGGAAACGACGGGCAATGCGATCGACCTGCGCGCGGTCAAGGCGCGCATCCGCTGGGGCCGCGAGATGTTCGAGCTGCGCGAGCTGGCCTACGACCGCTGCAACTTCCGCAGCGAGGCGATGGAGCTGCTCGACGAGGGCATCGAGACCGTCGAAGTGCAGCAGAGCTTTATGCAGCTCAGCTACCCAACAAAGTTTCTGTTAAAGAGCTATGTCGATCAGAAGATCCGTCACGGAAACAATCCGGTGCTCAATTGGCATGCGGCCTGTCTGCAGCTGCAATACGACCGCAAAGACAACTGCCAGCCATCCAAACCGGAGCGGCTCAAATCTTCGAAGCGCATCGACGGTATCCAGGCGACGGTTACCATGCTGAGCCGCGGCGTCGTGCCCGACGAGCACACCATCACCTATAGCGGCCTCCGGAGCGTGAACTAAGTGTTCCCCGCGATCCGGGAAGCGGTGCGCTCTGCCTATAAAGCGGTGCGCGGCGGCATGGGCGAAGAGACGCTCGAGCTCGACATCAGCGGCACCAAGGGCGGCGGGGTCTCTTTCGATGCTGTCAATGCCGGCTGGTATGCGCGCAACGGCTATCCCGGGATCTATACGCTGCTCTCGGGCGGCATGCCCGCCTGGTCCGGCGAGCCGGTCTCGCTGGATACAGCACTCAATCACAGTGTCGTATGGGCCTGCAACCGCCTGATCAGCGAGACCCAGGGCGCCACCCCGCTGGTCATGCTGCAGCAGAAGGGGAACGCGAAGCAACTGGCCACAGATCAGCCGATGTTTTCCGCGCTGCGCCATGCGCCGAACGATGAAATGTCGGCGATGAGTTTTCAGGAGACGCGCACCAGTCATTGCGCCCTGCAGGGCAACGGCTACGCGCAGATCATCCGGCGCAGCGGGACGGGCACGGCCATCGAGCTGCGCGCGCTCGATCCTTCGCAGGTGGGTGTGGACCGCGAGAAGACTGGACAGCGCCGCCTGGTCTACATCGTCAAGCACGGGCTGGGTGGCGTTGCCGGCAACAACGAGACCACCTATACCGTGCAGGCCGGGAAGCCGCAGGACATCCTGCATATTCGCGGGCTGGGCTGGGATGGCCTGCGCGGCTATTCGGTCATCACCATGGCGCGCCAGAGCATTGGGACCTCGCTCTCAGTGGAGCGCAACGTTGCCCGCTTCTACGCCAACGGCGGCCGCGTCCCGTATGTGCTGGAGATGGCGAGGAAGTTCCCGAACGACGGCACGTTCGATAAGTTCCGCGCCGACTGGGAGAAGGCCTACGCCGAGCCGCACAAGGTTCCGGTCCTCGAGAACGACCTCAAGTACAAGCAGATCGGGCTGAGCGCGGTGGACTCGCAGATGCTGGAGACGCGGCTCTTCGACATTCATGAGATCTGCCGCTGGTTCCTGGTCTCGCCGCACCTGGTTGGAGATCTCAGCCGCGCCACCTTCTCCAACATCGAGCAGCTCGCGCTGGAGTTCGTGAAGATAACGATGCAGCCATGGTTCACGCGTTGGGAGCAGGATATGTGGCGCTGTGTCCTGACGCCGGAAGAGAAGCACCAGGGCTACTACTTCAAGCACAACACGAATGAGCTGCTCCGCGGCGACTTCCTTACCCGCATGCAGGGTTATGCGTCGGGACTTCAGAACGGTATCTACGTGCCGAATGAATGTCGCGACTTCGAAGACATGGATCCCTACAAGGGCGGAGACGTGGCCCACATTCAACTCAACATGCAATCCGTCGGCGCCGGCGCGCAAAATGCAGCGCTGGTGCGCATCAGCGAATAACTCAGAGAGGACTTCATGCCCACAATCCACGCGCAGCACGGCAAGAGCAAATTCTCGGTCCAGATCAAATCCATCGCCGCAGACGGAACCTTCGAAGGGATTCTGGCCAGCTACAACACGGTCGACCTGGGCGGCGACTCGATCCTGCCGGGCGCGTTCACCAAGACGCTGCAGGAGCGCGGCAATGTGGTCCCGCTGCTCTGGCAGCACAAATCGGATACGCCGGTTGGCGATCTCACTCTGACTGACACGCCGGAGGGTCTGCGTTTTAAGGGACGTTTGCTGCTGGAGTTGGACGATGCAAAAAAGGCCTATGTGCTGCTGAAGGCGCGCGTCATCAAAGGCATGTCCATTGGCTTCGACACCGTCAAGGATGCGGTGGAGAATGGCGTACGCCAACTGAAGGAACTGCGCCTGTGGGAAGGCTCCATCGTCACCTTCCCCATGAATGAAGCCGCGATGGTTACATCGGTCAAGATGGTCGACGGCAAGGCGGTGGAGACCAAGGGCGACTTCAATCAGGAGTATGCCGAGAACCAGTTGCGCAGTGCCGGCTATCAGATGTTCGACGCGCTCTGCAGCGCCCTCTATAGCGTTACCTGGGCGTCCGGCATGGACAAAGATCAGAAGGTCGAGGCTGCGCAGGAGACCATCGCCCAGTTTCAGGCAGCGTATATGCCCTACTTCTCGCAGTATCTCGACTGGCTCGCCGGCGAGTGGGACATGGAGATGATGAGCAATATCCAGCACGAGCACAAGGCCTTCGCTGCCAGCATGGGCCGCAGCGTAAAAGCCATAAAGCTCACGCACGAAGTCAAGGAAGGGCGCAAGTTCAGCGCCGACACAATGAAGAGTTTGAAGGAGGCCCACGGACACGTGAAGGACCTCGACGATTTTTTCACTGCACTTTTCGATGACGAAGCCGACGACGACCCCGAAGATCCCGCGGATGATTCGGGCGACGACACTTTGAAATCGAAAGCCGCAGCGAAGACGAACACCGAGCCGGTCACCAACCACTCGGCAGCAGAAAAAATCCTCACCGAGATGAGGTCGCTGTACCGGGGAGCGTAATAGCCCGGCAATCACAGTACCGACAAAGGTGACCGACATGACAATTGAAGAGACCCTGGCTGCCCTACAGGCAGAACAGAAGACGTATCACGAGAAGGGTACCGCTGAGCAAAAAGCCAACGGCACACTTCTCGAAGAGACCAAAGCGAATCTAACCAAGCTGCAGACGCAGATCGATGCGATCGACGTCAAGCTTGCCCAGAAACACCTTGCCGATGCAAACGCCGGGCCGACGCTCGTAAAGACGATTCAGGAGAACGAGAGCGTGCAACGCCTGCTGAAGGATCGCAGCGGCAAAGCGGTGATCCAGATCAAAGGGCGCGAAGTCGCGGAGCTGATGGATCGCAAGTCCATCATCAGCGGCATCACTTCCGGCTCGGCCGGCGGCGACGCACTCAACCCGGTAGGCGCGGCCACCAGCGGCGTCCTGCAGATCGATCGCATTCCCGGGATCACGCCGGAAGCGCGGCAGGTCCTCAGGATTCGCGATCTATTCAGCGCCCGGCCCACCACCATGCAGGTCGTTGACTTCGTCAAGGTGAGCAACCCGCTCGCCATCGCGTCGCCCGTGCCTGAAGCGTCCGTCAAGCCAGAGAACGCGCTCAGCTTCCAGTCAGTCTCGGAGAAGGTTCGACTGCTCGCAACCTGGATCCCGGCCACCCGCCAGGTCTTGGACGATTTCACCGAACTGATGAGCTTCATCCTGGGCGGGCTTCCGTATTACGTGAACCTGGAGGAAGAGCTTCAGTTGCTCGCGGGCGACAACACCGGGGAAAACCTGCATGGACTTCTTTCGCAGGCCGCGGCTTTCCAGGCCTCTCTTCTTCCATCCGCTGCCAAGGGTTGGAACAAAATCGATGTCATCGCCACCGCGATCAAACAGATCAACGCAGCCAAGGAAATCGATCCTACCTTCGCTGTGATCAATTCGAACGACTGGTGGGATATCCGGTTGACTAAGGATGGATTCGGACGGTACATCCTGGGCGACCCGCAGATCGCGGTGCGTCCAAATATCTTCGGCCTCGACGTGGTGCCAACCACATCGATGGCTCCGGGGACCTTCCTGGTCGGGTCTGGGTCGCCGGTGGCGGCCGAGATTCGCGACCGCATGGAGATGCAGGTCGAGATCTCCACCGAGCACGCCGACTACTTCACTCGCAACCTGGTTGCGATCAGGGCGGAGAAGCGGCTGGCGCTCATCACCAAGCGTGTTAACAGCTTCGTTACCGGCAGCTTCACCACCAGCCCGTAGTCGTTCTGAACGCAACGCAGCAAGCGCGGGGCGGCTCGCCAAGGCCGCCCTGCGGATTTTCCCAATGGAGCTAAAAGCATGTTCGATTATTTGCAACCGCGAAACGGACCAGTCGTCGACGGCCTGGAAGACCAGGAGGTCGTCTACGCCAAAAAATCTCTGGAGTATGCGCCGCTGCGCACGCTGGTATCGTCGGGCCGGATGGGCGGAGTCATCAGCCGTTGGACCTTGACGCCGGAGCAGCGCAAGGCGATAGCAGAGGGCGCGGACATCTATCTGGAGCTGAGCACCTTTCATCAGCTGCTGCAGCCGATTCGCATGGCCGTCAGCGATGGCAAGCTCGATCCACGGTGGGTGAAGATGTGCCTTCTGGATCAGTCGCTGACTCCGGACGAGATCGAGACTCTGGAGATTGTCGTACCTGGCGATGCGGCATGCGCGCCGACCGGGAACGAGTTGCTGCGCGGCGACTTCCATGCTCGTCTGGAGCGCTATGAGTCTCTGCTATCACAGGGCGTCGGCCTAAATTACATTCGCGCCCTCGAAGGCCTGGACCCACTCCCAGACGACTTGGAAGCTGCGGCGGATGTTTGCGTACGGGCCGCGATCTCCGGGATCAGGAAGGCGTCCCAATGAGAGTTATCGCCAACCGTCAACTGCGCGGGGAGTACGGCTCCGTCGTGCCCGATCAGGAGTTTGAGTGCCGCGACGAAACGGCGGCCCAGCTCTTGAAGTCGGACCTGGTGCGCCACGCGCGGCCGCCGCGCATCGAGTATGAGACCAAGGTCATCGTGCCCGAGGCGCCGGCCATCGTGCCGCAAGCTCCCGAGGCGAGCCCGCGGCAACCGTTTCGTGACCTGCCTCTGCCTGACGCGGAACCGCAGGACGTGGCTGCCGAAGGCGATCGCGTGCTTCCAGGAGCAGACCTACCGCCGGGCCGAGCTGCTGATTCTCGCGGACGGGGAGGACGTGCGGGATCTCGTTCCCGCGAATGACGATCACATCCGCCTGATCCATCTGGCGGAGTCAAGGACGATTGGAGAAAAGCGCAACTTCGGCTGTGCGCGAGCTGGCGGGGAGGTGATCTGTCACTGGGATGATGACGATTACAGCGCGCCCGGGCGGTTGGAACGTCAGATCGCGCTGCTGCTGGAGAGCGGGCGCTCCATGGTCGGCTTTTCGCATATGCGCTTTACCGACGGCGCGAGCTGGTGGCAGTACGTGGGGACCAAGAATTACGCGCTGGGCACGTCGCTGTGCTACTGGCGCGAGTGGCAGCAAAGGAATCCGTTTCCGCCGGCCAATATTGGCGAAGACAACCAGATGGTGAACCGGGCGCAGGCCGCCGGCCAGATCGTATCGGAAGATGCAGGCGAGCTGATGTACGCAACGATCCATCCGGGAAACACCAGCCCGCGCAATGGCGGCAATAACTGGAAGAAGCTATGAGCATCACTCCCTACCATCCCAATTTCATCAAGCGACTGACAGAGGAAGGCGTCATCCCACACGAATGCCGCAGCATGACGCTGGTCTGCGCAGTTAATCAGGTCATCACGATGCACCTCGAAGTCTTTGTGACCGGTGAGCAGATGGGGAAGATAGTCGACGCGCTGATCGATAACCCCGAAGAGGCTAAGGCATTCGCCCGTGAGATCATCTTTCGCGAGCCCGTCAGCGGCAGAACGGCAGAGGTAAAGCTTTGAAGGTCTGGCTCTGCATCCCGAGCGCGCGGCCGGCCGCGGAAGCCGATCAGGCCCTGAGCCGCTGGCGCGAGCGCGGCTATGGCATCGCCCTGTGGCGTGATCATGATGGCGCCGTGCCTGCGTGCAATGTGCTGAAGTTTAACGGCCAATATCCAGGCTACGCTGCCGCGGTGAATTTGCTTGCCAAGCATGTCCTGGTGATGGATCCGGAGTGCGACTGGATCGTGACCGGCGGCGACGATACGGAGCCGGATGACCTCCGCTCTCCCGATCGGATCGCTGGCGAATGCAGCGAGCATTTCGCTGGCACCTTCGGCGTTATGCAGCCGACCGGGGATCGCTGGGCCAATGGCTCCATCGATCGGATCGCCGGCAGCCC